GCCTTCAATTGAAAGTATTGCTGTGGATGTTGATGATTTAGAAGTTAATCCACCCATTAATATATCACCAGACTCTGAGATGCGAAGTCTTTCATAATCGGTGCCACTTTCCCTTGTCTCAAAAGTTAAATCTCCACTTTTTATCCTAGCAGTAGCATATTCATTGTCTCCATCTCTCCATCTTAAAACAGGTTCTGCGTTTCCACCAACCCAAACCTCACCTCTTACATCAAGTTTTGAACTTGGATTTGGAATAGAAGTTCCAATACCGACATTAGAGTGAAACGTGGCAATTCCCGTAACACTTAGTGCTGAATTTATTTCTACCTTATCTGAAAAAGTAGAAACACCAGCTTTCACCACAAGTCCGCCTTGATTGATTCTTACTCCACTTCTTGCTGTTACTAATCCGACAGAATCGATATTGGTTACATCATCATAAGTTAAAGTTCCTAATATTAATACATCTTTCTCAAATCGTGCATCATCCATAAAAGTAGATAAACCCGTTACTTTTAACTGTCCTGTTATTAAATTTTCTTGTGTTGTATTAACTTGCCCAATAAATTCAGTTGCATAAATCTTATTCCAAGGTGTACTTAAAGCACCAATATCTTGACCAGTTCCAGTTCTAAGTAAATTACCTGTAATATCTACACCATTAGTAGTAGTTTGTAATTTTATACCAGAATTACTAGCACCTCTCCAAGAAAGTTCTACACCACCATCAGTATCAAATTTAGCACTATTGGCACCATTTTCATCTTCAATTACTACCTCATCACTTTGAATCTTAAGATCTCCTGTGCCAGTCTCCTTAATATAGCTGTTAAAACCATCATGATAAATTTCAAGATCTTTAGTATTAGACCCATCAGCACCAAATACTGCCTTGGCACCAGTTATAAATTTTAAAGAACCAGTAGACTTATCAAATCTAATAGATGATATTCCAGCTTCTCCATAAAACTCAACATCATCATTAAATGTGGAAATACCAGCAACGGATAAGTTAGATCCTATTCCAACTTCACCACTTAATGTAGAAATACCTGAAACAAGTAGAGTACCAGTATCAGTTAAACCAGTAACTGTAACACCCTCTTCTGTGGTGGTTAGTTTTTGGTTGCCATCAAAGTATAATTTTACTGGTCCATCATCTTCAATTAAAACACCATGCTCATCTTTCTTTGCTTGAAGTGCAATATTTCCACCATTATCTGTTTCTGTATTCAATCTTATATAAAGGTTTCTTGCTGAAGAATCTATGTAACTATCATTAGTACCTTCTAAATTTTGACTATGATAAATCTCAAGACCATCGGTGCTACCAAATTTTAATTTTACATCATCGCCAAAAAATACGGTGCTTCCAAATCCAACAGTTGCTCCAGTTCCAACAAAAATATCATCATTAAATGTGGAGATACCAGCAACGGATAAGTTAGATCCTATTCCAACTTCACCACTTAATGTAGAAATACCAGTAACGAATAAGTTAGATTCTATTCCAACTTGACCACTTAATGTAGAAATACCAGTAACTTTAATGTTACCATTAAAAATAGTATCACCATTATTTGTTACAGAACCTGCTAAAACAACTCCTTGATAACTACCAGTTGTCTGCGCTGAGATTCTTGTAACACCATCAGCTACTAATGTAACATAATTATTATTAAATGTAAGTGAAGTATTTGTATCTCCAGTATGAACTATCTTACTGTCTACTGAGATACCTTCAGAATTACTAAATGTTGCTATACCAGTAACATATAAATCAGTAAGGATACCAACTGATTCACTAAATGTTGAAACTCCTGATTGAACATGTATACCATTCCCAAAAGTTGACAATCCTACAAATGTAGATACTCCTGTCACTTTTAAATTATTAACTTCTAAATTTTCTTGAGTTGTTTGTATCTGACCTATAAATTCATCAGCATAAATTTTATTCCAACTAAAACTACCACTCTCTCCTATATTTCCACCCTTATGGTTTTTTGGTAATATATTACCGTTAACTTCAAGATTTGAACCAACTGTTAATGATGAACCAACTGTGGTGATGCCAGTTATATTAACACTTCCAGACCCATCAATAGTAAGTCTCTCAGTTCCATCCGTAGAGAACTTCATTAAATCATACGGATGAACATAATCAATTATACCTGCGTCTGAACCATCATTAAATCGAATTGAACCAGTGCTATTATTTGCAATCGTAATTCCTTTTTCCGAAGATTGAGTTGTCTCTCCTATAATTAAATCATTAGCACCACTAAAGATATCTGAAACATCATCTCCATTAATTTGAACTTTTCCATCACTATGAATACGTAATCTTTCTACCTGAGATACAGATGTTTTGAAAACAATCGCACCACCACCTTTTCCATCAAGTACTAATTCTCCATAATTATTTTCAATAACACCGTTAGTGCTATTATGAATTAAACGTAAATTATCTGTCTTTCCAATCGAAACAACAGCAGTATTTCCAACACCAGTAATTCTTACATCATCAACGAATGTTGAGATACCACTTACATAAAATGTCCCTAATACATCAACACCAGTATCAGTAGTTTCAAATTTCTTTGTATCATTAAAATATAATCCAACTGCTCCACCATTAGCAGCAGTTAACATAGTTTTAGTTCCATCCGCCTTTTGAAGACGAATATCATTACCTCTTATTGAAAGTATTCCAGTGCCATTTGCTATTATGGAGTTATTGTTATTATGATATATTTCTAAATCTTGATCGTCCCCAAATTTTGCTCCAACCTGATCACCAAATTTTAATGAATCATCCGATTTATCAAAGAAAATATTTTTTGCATTGGCAGTTGTAAAGGTTACATCATCAGTAAAAGTTGTAAATCCTACAAAAGTTGTGACTCCTGTAAATCTTGAGTTACCAAGAACATCTAACAATCTATCAGGTATTGTGCTACCTATACCAACTCTATCATTATTAAAATCATAATAAAATTTATCTGCACCATCAACAAGTCCAGTCGATCCATGAAACTGAATTTGTCCTATAGTTCCACCAGCACCAGCCTCAACACTATTTTGATTAGTCCACACAACTCCACCAGTTGCAGTTTTAACCAATAAATCTCCTGTACTGCCAGGTTCATTATCCTCACCATATATTGTTTTATCTAATTTTACGTTACCAACTACATGTAAGTTTTGAGTTGGTGATGTAGTCCCAATTCCAACCGATCCAATACCTGTTGTATTATCAAAAGTAAAATATGGTGATGTTGCAAACTCACCTGCATTATTAAATAAAACTCCATGATCATCACCTGGTGGAGCAACTGTAACTGTAACTGCTGTGCCAGGAAATCCATTATCTTGAGTAAATCCCGTAACAGTAATCGCAGCACCCTTAAAGTTAACATCTGTTGTGCTGTTAATTCCAGAAGGAGGAACAACAGTTCCTTCTTCTCTCACAGTAATTGATCCAGGTTGAATACCACCAGTCAGAGGAATCCAAAATCTCTCACCAGGTTTCTCCCTAACAGATATAATTTGAAATTGAGATCCACCTGGTGCATTTGGTAATGGGTTTAGAGGATCACCTAAATTAGGTTCTGCTTGATCTAATCCAAGATATTGATATCTGTCTGTTGTTAATGAACCTTGTGGGGTTCTTTTAACTCTACCACTTAAATACTTTGGCATATTATGTCGTGCTGTTCTCTAGAATACTACAAATAAATTCCATCTGAAGTGGTCCGACTAATCCACCTGTTGTTGTTACTCCAACATTAACGGTGAAAGTATTAATACCAACAACTGTTACAGCTTTGTTATTACCATTTGCTGCTGGATCAGTGCTACGAGGATAAGTTTTTTCCGCAAAGTAATTATCCTGTGAACATTTAAAAACCAAAGAATTATTAGTAAATTGAATATTATCTGAATTTGAAAGTCCGTGTGCTGCAGCTGCTGTGACTGAAAGTATACCCGTCACACCATCATATGTCGTTCCTCTTGCAGGGGTGATTTTAGTTCCATTTGCACTTCCACTTGTAACACTGATTGCATCTTTAGATGCTCGAATAAACTTGTGTAAAGATGGTGTAAATGTATGGGGTAAAGTTTTGACAACTCCTGTATTCGTTTCAAAGGTATTAACACCAACAATATTTTCAATTGTAAATGAAACTTGTGGAGCTGGGAAAATAGAACTTGTTATTCCTGCAGTTGATGGACAAGTAAATGCAATACCAGCCATTGTGATCTGATCATTCACACTTAATCCATGAGCAACTGAAGTGGTAACTGTCGTTAATCCTGTAGTGTGATCATATTTTACATCACTAATTGTTGTGATTCCAACTTGTGTTCCTGTTATTACAATTGAATCAGAAACAAGTGCAGTTCTTTCTAAAACTAATCTACCATCAATCAAAACAAGAGAATCATTTGGAGGTATCTCACCATCTTTAATTATTCTGTTATTTCGAATGTTTCCTGCTGTTCTTGTTGCAACACTTGTTCTTCGATGAGTAAAGGTTACAGTTGGGAAAGTGTTTATTCCAACGTTAGCTACCTGTGCATATAACACAATCGCAGATGTTCCCACTGGAGCTTTATATATTGTCTGTTCACCTGGTGCAACGGGAACAGCAATTGTCAAAAATTTATTTAGTGGTGCGACTGCCATATTATCTCAATGCTAGTATTAATGGTGTTACTTCTGCTTGAAGTGATCTACTAAAATCTCTTCCAGAAATTGTAGAAGTTGTTTGGTTAATTTGTAAACCTTGACCAATATCAAAATTACCTTTTTGGTCTGTAGATGTGAATGGAATCTGTGCACCATCTGTAGCTACGACTTCATTGGCCTTTATCGGAATTGCACCTTGTAGGGGTGTCGAAATATTTATATCCGTTCCAGTACCAACATATTCAAAAGAATGTGAACTTGTAAGTATTCGACTGATTCTTTGTAAAGTAAATGGATCATCGGCAAATAACTCATAAGGAATAAATTCATTAAAAGTAATCGTTGTAATACCACTGACTGGAACTGGATTAGTTGCAGACTCCACAGTGTAATATATCGGACTCATTACTGCTGTGGCAAGACCAGTGTTTCCTTCAATATCAACAACTATATTTTGTGTCGGAAGATAATTTCTACCCTGTGCAACAACACTAATTTCAGTTAAAACTCCAGAAGCACTCACACTTGCGGTCGCCTCTGCAATAATTCCTTGAGGTCCTTTTGGTTCCTGTGATCCATCAAAATCTCTAATAAGAACATTAGGAGGATCTATTGCACTAAATCCACTTAAATTTGTACCAATAAGTTTTATAGATGATAACTGCTGAAGGGGTGCTGTAAGTCTTCCACCACCAGGTGTGTCTGGATAATTATCTAAATCAATTTTGAAATATAATGCCTGTCCATCAAAAGGTCTTCTAACACTATTGGACAAATCAGTAAGACCAACAGCAACAACTGTGTCTTGCTGTTCAGCATTTGTGCTAGTGATAATATCACCTGCAGTATCAGTATTACTTACGATACCAGTGAATGTTGTAGATCCCAATCCAGCTGCAACTAATCCAAAATTACCAAAGGATGAATTAGAGTTTGTCAAATCACACTGTGCACCACTAGATGCATAAATTCCAATATCAGTATTAATTGTAAATATTGAAACTAACTGTGCATATGCATCATTAGTTAAAGATACACCTATACCTGCTTCGTTATATTGTGTAAATGAATCACATACCATTGATTTAAGATCTGCACCAATTGTTGATGCAGTCGCATCATTTCCATCTATTCTCATGCCAACACTTGCTGTCATAAAATTAGTACAGTTTCTAACATATGGTGATCTCCATCTTCCACTGGGACCCTCAGTCGCAGGTCCAGGTTCAGTATATCCTGATACTGCAGAATTAGAACCAGATGGTGTCGGGAATGCAACACAAGCAGCACCTTGATGACTTACACCAACATTAGATCCACCAAAGTTGAGATTCTCAACCAAACATCCTCTTCTTACATGAAAAATATCTTTGGTTGGGTTTTGAGATTGTATGATAACTAATCTTAAATCCTCACCTGTAACTGTAACATCTGTTCTTAAACCGATTGGATTATTTTCAACATATATTCCTGGTCTTACTTTTATTGTATCAGTTTCGACAGCAACAGCAGCTGCTGCACCTATAGTTGCTTTTGCATCTCCCTCTAGTAATCCACTATTACTATCATCACCATTTTTGGATACCCATATTGTTCTCTTTGTTTGTACACCAGATGGTCTCCATGATACTCCTGTTCCCACTGATGCTAAACGATAATCTGTTTTACCAGTAGCTACACTATTGTTTATATCTCTTATATGTGATCCTAAGTCAAGTGTTTTTGCAATACCTACTTCATCTTTAAATGTAGAAATTCCTACAAACGTAGAGATTCCAGCAACAATAATGTCATTTTTAAAAGTTGTAAACCCTACAAATGTTGAAACTCCAGATACATTTAATCGTTGAGCAGTTAAATCAGTGGTGCTTGTAATTCCAAGAGTAGAAATACCAGTTACATTAAGATTTGCATTTATAGTTACATCCGCACCAAATATTGATGTTGCATTTACGGTTAAAGTATCACCAGATGCATCACCTAGTATCGTATTCCCTGCTACGTCTAAATTTGCATTAGCATCTATATTAGATTCAAATGTAGCTAACTCTGCTACATTTAATACATCTAAATCTGTTTGTCCATCTACATCTAAATTTGCATTCGCATCTATATTGCCACCAAAGGTAGAAACACCAGACACATTCACATTATCTAATTCTGTATGTTGATTAACATTTATACCTGCATTAAAAGTAGATCCTGCACTTACAAGTAATGAGTCGGAAGATGAATCACCAATATTTGTATCACCTTTTATAACAACATTAGCATTAAACGTGGCTAATTCGTCAACAATCAGTGCATCTAATGATGTATCTCCATCCACGTCAAGTGACGCATCAAAATCAACATCTCCACTCACTAGAAGTTCACCATCAATCTCCGAATTACCAGTGACTTTAAATTTTCTAGTTGTTTGAGTATAATCACCACCAATGTTTACTTCACCAGTTGCTGTAATTCTTAATCTTTCATTATTACCATTCGTCTTGAATATCATTGAGTCACTTGAGTGACTATATTGTATTCGACCAGATTGACCACTAGATTCATCTCCAAAGTAAATTGTTTGAGGATTTGTAGAACTTGATGGTGATAATAATTGAATTGTTGCAGCATTGTTCGACTCTACAACTAATTCACCAATACCTGTACTTGTAGATCCACAACCCGTTCCATTGTAAACGTGTAATTTATGAGATGCACCATTACTAAAGTCAGTTCCGATACCAACATTTGTCATCCTATAGATTTCGGCGTTAGCTCCAGATCCATTATATCCCCACAAATCATTCGTGAATATTGTTGATAAACCAGAACCTTGTGAAGTAGAAGTATCAGCAGCAGTCGCCACAAGTGTATCTGTACCAATACCAAGACTATTCGATTGTACAAAGTTTAAAGTGGTAAAGGTTTGAGCAAGTCCTGCTGATGGAACTTCTAGTCCTTCATTTTGTAATGTTATTCCACCTCCTGCACCTGGTGCAAGTAGTGTCCATCTTATACCAGTACCAGTTCTTTTCAAATAATAATTACTGTCACCAGGTGAACCTTCACTATCATAAATGTTTCTTGAAATAGAAATACTACCATCAACCACAAGTCTTAAAGTACCCTCACCAGCATCATCTAAATTATTTGGATTAACAGGCACTATATGTGTAGTTCCGATTCCAACTCTAGCTATAGGTGAGTTTGCAAGAGTATCAACTACTAACTCTCCATATACTGTAGCACCGACTCCAGATGTCTCAAATCTTTTTCTATCATTATGGAATAATTCAACAGCTGCATTTTCAATAAACCTAGCCATATTTTTAGTATCAGTAGGATTATTGATAGTTAATAAATCACTCATCAATTTTAAATTTCCACTTCCAACATCTTTAATAATACTATGATTTCCATCATGAAAAAGTTGAAAAGGAGCTTCTCCTTCTCCACTATCTCCTAATTTTAATATTGCATTATCAAGAAACTTAAGTGAATTATCTGATTTATCAAATGTAATCGATGATATTCCATTTGTCCCATGAAATTCTACATCATCCTTAAAAGTTGATATTCCTGTAACTAAGAGATTCTGTAACTCTAAATCTTTTATTTTTGCTTTTCCAAATATATCTAATAACTCTGTTGGTTGAGTACTTCCAATTCCAACTTTACCAGGATTTAAATTTGAATCTGCAATCATAACAGTTCCACCAGATCCAACCTGAAGTCTGTCTCTAATTTCTAAATCTGGAAATGATAAGGCATCTTGGAAATTAACAGTATCTGTAAATGTGGTTTCACCATTTATTGTTAACTGTGGATTACCTACAATTAATGGAGTAGTTAATTTTGTTAGTGTTAATTCCTGATCAGGAACTAATAATGTACCTTTAATATCAACGTCTTTAAGGAAAGTTACCTTTTCATTAAATTGTGCCTCGTTTCCAGTGATAGATATGTTTGACATCATCCACCCCCAACATCTGGAACATCCCCAGTTCCAGACACAACTGATTTTGATATAAATTTATCACCTGGTGGAGGATTACTAAGATAGTCCTCTCCAACATAACTACCTTTAAAAACTCTTTGTACAAAACTCCCTACAGTTTTTTCAATCAAATTTCCAATAAGACCTCTTGCCTGAACTTTAGTTGCATTCAAAGTTATTGATGATGCAGCATTTAATGAAATATTTCTTCCAGCTTTCAAATTAATATCTTCATCTGCTTGTACTACAACGTTACCTCCAGATATTTTTATTTGACCATTTCCCATTACAGTTATTGTAATATCTCCCTCCACAGAACTAATTTTAACCGAAGTATCACTCCCACTATTTTTAGATCCTGCAACAACTTCAATCGTTCTTTCATTATGAACTCGAAATACTCCAGACTCACTTAATGCACAAAATTGTTTATCTTGATTGTCGGTAACTGCATACTGTAACCATGTATTCCGACCATCGGCACCCATTTGAGGATTATTTGTATCGATACGAAACTTCGGACCTCTACTATCAATATATCTTTGTTCCCAGTTTTGTTCCGACATTAGTAACCTCCTCCATATCCACCACCACCTGAAGGTGGAGCACTTGGTGGTGGACTACTTGGTGGTGTGGTATCTATATTATTTGTCATTGTTGATGTAGGAGTTATAATTGGTTGATCAGAAGTAGATTGTTGATTCATAGTAGAAGCAACACTAACTATCGTTGGAGTAAAACTTTGTTCTGGTGTGTCATAAATTATTTCATGTGGTGTCGATGTATGTGCTATACCTACCATTTTCACACCTTTTGTTGGATGTATATGATAAGGACCGTAATAAGGTTTACCATTTACATATCCCACCAAATTATTAGTTTCAGGTCCCACACAATCAATAACCTGAATAATTTCTCCTTGTGGAGTGAGTGGTAATCTACCGATAATTGGTTTGATTAATGCACCAACACCAGTGGATGAAGATACATTAATTCTAGGTATTTCAGTAATCCTAACATTATTTATCGGTGTTGCTGAAATAATTTTTCCATTTTCGATTGTTAGATTATATCCATCTGCAAACGCATCAACATATCCTTTTCCACCATCTGTTACTTTAGTACCAATAACACCCACAGGAATTTCATCAGAATTTATAACATCATCAGTATTTGCACTCGGATAATTTTCACCATCAGAAATGATATCGACACCAATAATTTGACCATGTGTAGATGAATTTGGATTATAATCAACAATTGCTCTACCAATCGCACCGTATCCTTGTCCACATGGATCTTCGAAACTTACAACAGGAGGAGTCGTAAAATATGTTGATCCTGGATCTGTTATTTCTACACCTATAATACTTGCAGTTTGACTAACATCCGCAGTTACATCAGATAATCCCTCTGTGTTATCTACAATCCCACCTAATATTATTTTACCAAATCCACCAATACCATCACCACCAAAGAAACTGACGGTTGGAGGTCCGCAGAAAGTTTTAGATGCACAATCTGGTTTTGTTATAGGACCACTATCAGCACCGAGTGTAGATGCAATATTCATATTTTCCAATACATTATCATAGGCATCTCGTAAATCAAATGTTCTAGCAGGACCATATCCAAGAGTAAATTTCTTAACTTGACCCACACATTTCCCATCACTCTGATTACAATCTATAAGTGCACCAATAGATTTAAATGTATTAGAAGAACTTCGAAGAAAATCCTGAACTTTAAAAGCTTTTGGAACGATCTCACTTAATCCAGCTAATGGTGCATCAAGTGCATCAGATATATCATTTGTAATTCCATTCAATAATGATCCAACAAGTTGTTCTGTAATACAAAATCCAGTATCTACTACCTCAAAAACTGCTTGCTCAATCATTCCTCTAATCGTTTCTCCCAAACCAGCAACAATTTTACCTGACAAACAATTAAGATCACCTTGAAGAGATGCCACTTTTGATATTTGAGCTTTTTGTGCTTCAATACCAGCTAATGATGCAAGAGAGCTATTTTGAGTCGCAGCAAAAACAGTCCCATAAGTTTTATCATATAAAGATTGTAATCCACCTTGAAGTTCTGGAATCATTTTAGAATATACAGATTCCATCATTGTTGAAACTGCACTATTTGATAGATTCTGTATTTTTTTAGTTACATTTGCAACATCACCTAAAAAATCTGTGCTCTCACCTGCGACTGACAATAAATTATCTAAACTTGCAGAAACTTTTCCTACAAAATTATCGGCACAAGCATCAGCAGGTATTTCTGCTTTTCCAAAAGTAGATGATGCAGATATTTTATCTTCATCAGGTGCAGTTTTTCTTGTAACAGGCGATTCTTGTGCAGTTGTTTCTACACTACCTGACTCATTTGCTTTTAGTGTTCCATTTGGTGGTGGTATTTTATCAGTATAACCTGTGAATGGTGTAAATCCAATAGACTCAGAAGGTAAATCTTGTGAAACATCATTTGTTCTTGAAAAAGCACCCATTATTATAGGTTGTTGTGCTGTTTCACCATCAAGAAAAAATCCTATTACTACATCACCTGGTCTTAAAGCAACAGATGCTGTAAAGTTTGCCCCACCCGTGCCTGATGTGGAAGGAAGCATGACATTTGCCCAAGGTAAATCTTTATCCTCCAACTCTGTTTTTGAGAAAGGATGATATCCCATGATACGAACTTTAAGACGATTTCCCCAAGATTCAACATCTTTCTTCGGTGCAAGTTGCTCACCCTGAACGTTTGCAGGTGCAACTTGACCTACCCACCAACGGAAACCATCTTTTCCTACAAAATTAGTTTTTAGTAATGCTTCATCTATCATTAAATTTCTCCTTCAAACGTATCTCTAACTAATGTCATTGAAGTGAATGATCTTTTTGCCTCAAAATGATGGCATAGTTCTTTTATCATATATTTACCACTTGTTTGTCTATCAATTTCATTTTTATCTTCTCTAGATATTTTAGGAAACTCACAAGTAATTATATCACCAGCTCGCAAATCAGTGTTACAAGGAACAATCATACTCACACTTTGTGTCATTAAAAGATTATATCTAACAATATTTTGACCTTGATACTGACTTGAAGGATAATTATCAGCAGTAGATACACCCACTGTTGCACCAATGTCTACGATTTGAGAGACAGCTCTTGTTGGAATTTGATCTAATGTCTGATTTGAATCATCAGATATTTTTGGTAATTCCAAATCTCCTCCAAGGTTTGAAATTTTCTTATCTTTTCCTGTATTTTTTTCTCCGTAACTAAAAAAATCTTGAGTGAAAGCATGTGTCAGAGGGTTAAATGCCAATCTAACAAATGAATAAGTTCCCATTCTTAAATTTTCAATTAGATCTTGATTTTTATCAATATTGTATTTTAAAATTTTATAATCATTATTTTCACTTATTGAACTTTTATTTACATCTGTATATCTATATGTTGCCTTTGACTTTCTTTTAATAAGAGAATCAATTGATGAAAATTGAAATCCATCTTGAGTTTGAAAAAATACAAATCCAGCCGTTGAATTTTTTGAAACGTCAGGAACTGATTTAGATGCTAATGAAATTAACGTTGAAAAAGGTTTTCTTAAATTACCTATAAAATCATAAGATCCCCTTGTATTTTCAACTATATCATCAAGTTTTGATTTATCAACATTGAATCCAATCAATGGATCTGTCAGAATTTTTCTCACAGTTCCACTAATTGTTCCATTATATCTTTTCATAACTCTAGAGGTTTCATTTGTGATTGCTTCTCTTGAAACTAAATTTAATAAAAAACTCTCTCTTTGCGTCTCTTGAAGAACTTGAGTAATACTTGATACAAACAAATATTTATTAGGATCAGATGAAAAATCAAGTCCAGTTTTTTCTTTTCCATCAAATGTTTTACCTTGATCTAAAATCTTCATAACTAATCTCTCACCACCTCGAAGAGGAAGTCCATTATAAATTGATTGTTTAGCACCATCCGTTTTCTTTGGATCTTGAGAATCTTTAGGTGAAATACTATCACCTGTGTTTATCACTCTTACCTTTGCAGTTATTGTAGGTGAAAGAATGTCCTCATAATAATCAATACTAACAATACCTGCTCTTAAATCAGCGGTTCTCTCCTGATCATTTGATTCAAGTGTGAGTTCTTCAAAACTGGATGCTTCTGATGCTGACATGTGTTAAAATAAAGATAAGGTGAATTGATCTTTAAGACTATTATCTTTTTGAACTATTGTTGTAGTTCTACTTTTAGATCCCATTCCTATTTTTGTTTGAGATTGACCACTTTTATTTCCAACAATCATCACCATATTTTTTGATTTTCTTTGTGGTGTTATTGTGGTCGTTTTTATTTCTTTCTTAGGTGCACTAATATTTAACTTATCACCAGTTTTTGATACTGAACTATTTACTACAGAACCAGATGTTTTAACTTCTTTCTTTAATGTGTCACGTTCTCCATTAAATTCCTTTAACTCCCCATTCATACCTGAATTACCACCAGAAGATCCTTCTACCTTTAAATTTGTAGGTTTTTCACCACTTTCTTTGATGACAGTTGATTGAACTTGTTCTGTTAGATTAGCATTATCATTACCGACAATATCGATTCCAGTTCCCTCCTTCTTCATTGTATCTAGAGTCTTATTGAATTCATCAGATTTACCAGACAATGTTTTTTTCACATCAGATACACTTGATTTCTGTTCATTCTTCTTATCTTCTTTTTTCATGTCTTCTGGTTTTTTATTTTTCATTCCAAGAAAACTTTTAACACCATCCAGAAGTTTATCTTTGATATTATTAAATGAGTCTTTTATTTTTCCAAACGCATCCTTAATTGCATCACCTACATCTGAGATCTTTAAATTTGATATAAAATCAAGAGCATTACCAATTACCTTACCAATAGATTTAAAAAACCCAACTACACCATCAAAAAATCCCTTAAATTTATCAACAATATCACGAATAACTTTAATAACTTTTTTAATAAAATCAATAATTTGAGGTAATTTATTCAATACAAATCCAATCAAAAGTGCTTGAATAAGTGACATTATTCTTTCTAAAGGACCTGCTCCAGACCCCATTGATTTTTCACCTTTTCCCTGTTCTTGAGCTTTTTGTTGTTCTAAAAGAGCTTCTTTCTGTTTTCTTTTTTTATCTTCTCTCCTCTTTCTCTTCATTCTTATTCCCATTACTCTTATTTTCTTTTTTATTTTAATATTTTTCAGTATAGATTTTGAAAGATTATCACTGCTTTTGATGACACCCTTCATGGTGCCAGCAGATTTTGATGCTATCTTTGATCCTAGATTTAAAACTGATGATTCTGCCATGTTACACTAAAATATTATACTGAGTTTTTGAATATAATGTAAAATTATTATCAAAATTTGAGGAGGATATATTTGGTAATGATGTAGCTATTTTTTTCTCTCCAAGTGTCGATGATCCCCCACCACCAGCATTTGTAGTTGCATCTACAATGTTTGGGGGTGCTTCTTCGAGAGTAGAAACATCTTGTTTTTTAGGAACTGAATTTATAGTAGGTTCAGATTTAGAACTCTTTATGTTTAAATTACTCGATTTATATTTAATTTTACTAGGATCTACACCAACTTTACTCAGAGCAGCATTGATCTCCTCTTTAGTATCATATTTTGATGGGTTTTTCTCAATCTGAGACTTAACCATATCATACATGAGAGGTGGAACAAGATCCTTATTATTTTCTAATACAACAAATGGATCAACTTTATCATTTTTTGTAGTATTCTTATTTCCTACATTTGTGTTGCCACCCCCATCTCCTTTAGGTTTCTCATATCCTATCGTTCTACCTCTACTGTTTTTGATAGGTTTACCTCTTATTTTCTCCAATTCTAATTTTTTTTCTTTGTTTTTATTAAATAATTTTTTTAAACCAAGAAAAGCTCCTACACCACCAGCTATAGCCAGTGCGATCAATCCAGCAGGACTAACTAAAAATGCTAATATTGCACCACCAATAGCAATAATACCAGAAACCACTCCTGTTATAATGGCTGGTAATGCCAATAAACCACCATTTAAAGCGAGAAATATACCACCAACCACTGCGACTGACTTAATTATTGTATTTCTCATCTTCTTAAACGTCTCATCGTCACCAGACATTTTTGCCTGAATCATTTTAATTGCCTTATTTGCCACAAATCCCGCAAAAAGTGCCATGAAAGCTTTGCCTAAGTTACTCAAGACACCCTTTACAGTTTTACCCACTGCCTCCACTGGTGCAAGTAGAGTTTTTTTTACTGATTTACCTACACGTTCTAGAAGTCCTTCTTTTTTATCAGATTTATCACTCTCATCTCCTAATTGTTGTTCTCTATCTTCCTCTCTCTGTGAATCCTGTGCGTTTTCTGTTTGTGTTGCTATTAGTTGAGTAATTTTATTTGTGTTTAGTATTACAACTTTTTTTAATAAATTTATTTCTCTTGAATTTCTTTTTACTTGTCTAGCAGTGCGATCTGAATTTTTATCAAATAATTTTGACGCATTCAATCTCCTCCTTCTAAGAATAGGACTAGAACTAATACCTAAATTTTGAGAAGTTGAAGAATTATCCATTACTTTGTTGTTTGTTTTTTAAATTTTCTTCTTCAATATATTGTTCTAAAAGAGCAATGTATACATCTTTTTCCCACGGAATCATATTTTCAATTTCAGTTAATGAATATTTATGATGTTGCATTAAGGCAAAATTGACCTTATAGTATGACTCCAGACTTGTGTGAGCCATACCTACTCGAAAAAAGACGATAACCCTTCTAAAACAACATCACTTTTAACTTTTGTTTCTGGATTTGTCACTTTAATAGTATGTGACAATTTAGGCATTGTATCAAAGAAATTTTCAATCTCTTTAAATTGTTTTGAATTTAATTGATCTAAAAATTCGGTCATCTCTTTCTTTGTGCAATCAGCAGATGTCCAAGACTCTTCTTCATTATATATCTGATCAATACATGAAATAATTAAATCAAATGACTCTTCGACTCCAATGTTACCACTCAAATCAAAATTACTTTTTATAAATTCTGATAATGATGGATACTTCATTCTCATTACTAAATTTTCATCCAATTTAATATCTTTATTATGATCAGGATGTTTTTCAATTTTTATCTCATCAAGTGGAATTGTAACAGGAACTTGAGTTTTTTCATCATCAGGACATGTAACAATAACTTCTACATTTTCACCAACCGATTTACCTCTTATATTTAAAAAGAGATACTCAATATCAAAAGTGGATAGTTTATCGACTTTGATACCTCTTGTTAGTATACAGTTATTGATTACGGATTTAATAGCATTAGTTATCTGTTTCTGATCTTCAGACTCCATGGCTATGATCAAAATTTTCTCTTCTTTAACTAAAAATGGTCGATATTTTATTTTTCGATCAGAAGAAGGAAGAACCAACTCATATGTTGGTGTTGCAATTTTTGGTAATGGCATAATGTTTATAGCACTTCAGTATCTTTATTTATAGCACTTTTTAAAAACCTTTTTGTTTTATCTGAGAGCTAACCCTTGTCTGAGATTTTCACTTCTTCCTCTATTAAATGATAAACTTGTTTCCTCACCTGCAATATATCTCTCATAACTAAACGTCACATTTGTTCTCAGAACATCAGAACCACCATACTGAACAGGAGTCGATGAGAAATTAATTGGGAATAGTCCAAAAAAAGTATACTCGATTTCTGAACGATAGTCAATATTGAACTTTACAATTTTTGTTTTATCGCATTTGTACCCTGAGTTACCACGAGGATATCTCATGCGATAGAAGTAACCTAAATCCCTTTTATCAACACCTGCACTATCAGATCCACTTGCAACATAATCTATCCAATGCTCAAAAAATTTAATCATTTTATAGTCCTTGTCAACATAAAATTCTAATGATAACTCCGTAAATATTCTTGTATGTGCAAACTTTTCCTGAACACCTGTAAAATTACCAAATATATCACTTGTTCCCAAAGTACTACCTGGTATTGATGCTCGATTACAAAGTAGTCCAACATTTTCTGTTATGAATCTCTTATTAACTCCTTTATCTCCAAGAAATCTAAAAAGAGATGGTGATAACCCATCAAAAAACACCTGATAATGAGATGTTTGTGCTACATTAGTCAGTATTGGTTTTATATCAGCTATTTTCTTAGGACGAACCATCTAAATACTTTATATTTTATCTTATATCTATTTAGATGTCATATAAGGGAAGATATAGACCATCCAACCCAAAAAAGTATAAGGGTAACCCATCAAACATAGTTTATCGGTCACTCTGGGAAAGAAAGTTCATGGTCTATTGTGATAATCATACTAAAATACTTGAGTGGGGGAGTGAAGAAATCGCACTTCCATATCGATCACCCATCGATAATAAAGTACATCGTTATTTTCCTGACTTTTATATAAAAGTAAAAGAATCAAATGGAAAAATAAAAAGATACATTATTGAGATCAAACCAAAAAAACAAACGATAGAACCAAAGGTAAAGAAAAGAAAAACAAAGGGATATATTTACGAAGTATATGAATATGCAAAAAATCAAGCAAAATGGAAAGCAGCAGAAGAATTTTGTAAGGATCGTATGTGGGAGTTTAAAGTATTGACAGAAGACGAACTGGGTATTAAGAAATGAATAGTTATCCAACTGATGATAATTCTAACCGTGTAAGATCTGTAATTGATAGTCTCATCGGAACAGAGGGAGCTGATGATATCATGATAGAATTGATGGATACTTTAACCAACACAGTCACATCATCTCCAAGTGCTGGAAAATATTATGTATTTGTATACAATGCCAAAACTCCTAACATACAATTTGATTCCAATCCATTAGTTGCTGTTACTGATGTATTTGAATGGGGTTTCCGTGGTATCAATCTACATATCGGTCAATATCGAAATTACACCTACAACGAACTGGTAGGACAACTGTACGAAGTCAACTCCGATGAACTCTCAGATGTAAGAGAACTACCTTTTGGTAATATCACGCTAAATAGTTAAAAAAAGATATAAATGCCAAACTTTTTTGTAGATAGTAACAAACAGAAAGCAGCTAACGAAGCCTTGGCTAGAGGTGAGAAGGATTATATGCAAACAGGATTGAAGGCGCGTGCATCTAATACAACCAGTACAAAAAAATCAGGAAACAGAAAATTTGGATCATTTAGATATCCAGTGGCAAGATTGGATAATGATAGTGACTATCTTGAAGTAAAAATCGTAGAATATAAAGCACCAGGAACTGATGTTAGTGGAACTGGACAATCTCTTCGATTACAATCAAGTTCAGAATCTCTTAAGAAAAATATTGAAAATCCATTAGGGACTATTTTTCTTCCTGTTCCAGAGACAGTGACTGATTCTAATGGTGTAACTTGGGGAGAGAGTAGTTTAGATGGAATTTCAGCTACTGGTGTTGGATTAGCTAATGATCTAATAACTTCTGGTTTTAATATGAAAGATTTAGGAGAGGTGGGAAATCGTGGACAGAATGCTTTAAATGATTTTATGAAAGATGATACAACTGCATCTGCTATCAATGCAAGGTTTGCATCAATGGCAGTTAAAGCTCTTGGTGGTAGTGTAGATCCTGAAAAACTTCTTTCAAGACAAACTGGATCAGTGTTAAATCCAAATATGGAATTATTGTTTAATGGTGTTCAATTAAGAAGTTTTAATTTTGATTTTGATCTTGTTCCTAGAGATGAAAACGAAAGTGCCGTAATTAAAAATATCATCCGTACTTTTAAAAAAAGTATGAATGCAAAAAGTGGATCAACGGGAGGTGATTCATCCAGTGGACTTTTTATTAAATCACCAGATGTATTTAAATTAACATACAAAACGGGAAAAAGAAATCATCAATTTTTACATAAATTCAAACCGATGGCTTTACTTAACATGGCTGTTAATTATACTGGTGCAGGAACATATGCAACATATGACAATACAGCACCTGTTCATATGAAAATAAACTTATCATTCCAAGAGTTGAATCCAATTTACTCTGAGGATTATGAAACTAAAGAAGGTCAGGAGGGCACAGGATTCTAATGGGATACTTTAGAGAACTACCAAATATAGAATATCAATCACCATACTCAGATCGTATTTCGAGTAATAGTTATGTGAATGTAAAAAATTTATTTCGTAGAATGAAAATACGTGATGATCTACAAAATGTTTTCACTATTTTTAATAAATTTACAATAAGTGATGGTGACAGACCAGACACAGTTGCCTTAGATCTTTATGGAAAATCAAGTTTAGATTGGGTAGTTTTAACAACTGCTGGTATTATTAATGTGCGTGATCAGTGGCCTCTTTCAAGTAAAGAATTATATGATTTCACAGTATCAAAATATGGTCTAACTGAGATCAATGAAATTAAACATTACGAAACCAAAGAAGTTAAAAACAGTCGTGGAAATATAATCATACCTAAAGGTAAAATAGTTGACGAAAAAAGGCAAGATGGTATGACAAAAGATGAAAATGATAATGATGTTCCAAACATGGTCGATTATTTTGTGGACTATTATGATGGTGGATATAAAAGAGTGAGTGGAAATGAAGTTAGAGTAGGAATATCAAATTATGAATATGAAAGTAATTTAAATGAAGAGAAAAGAAATATATTTGTTCTTCGTCCAGAGTATTTACAACAATTTTTAAACGACATAAGAAATGAGATGACCTATAAGAGATCATCTCAATATGTAAACGATAAATTAATTCGAACAGAAAATACTAGAGTAACAATTTAATTACTCTTCTGCAAGTTTCTGAAAATATGATAATGCATCATCATCATCCTCGTTTACAGATGATGGTGTTGTAGATACGGCAGCAGTAACTAACTCTTCAGCAGCACCACGATCAGTATCTTCCTCTTCAATAGAACTGGTTGGTCTCTTACTACCAAGCACATACTCTAAACGTTTTTTCAAGTCATCATATGATTTGAACTGATCGGCATCAACAAACTCTTTAAGAGAGTTTTCTTTCTTCCAAACAGATTCAAGTGCGTCATCATCATCAAGTAAAGGAGTGACAGCAGTGAACTCAGAACTATCATAGTTTCTGTATCCTGCTACATTCTTTGCTTTTAATTTGAAGTTAGCACCTTGCCAGAAATCGAATGGATCGATTGCTTCTTCATCTTCAAACTCAGGTTGCATTGCTGCTGTGAGTTTATCAAATATTTTTTTACCATACTTATACAAGAATACTTTTCCTTCGTTCTCAGGATTAGTAGGGTCTTTTACAACATAGATGTTACTAATGTAAGTAAGTTTACGTTTCTGCTTACGAGCAGCTTCCTTACCTGCATCTGTCCCATTGTTCCATAACTGAGAGTTGTACTCTGATACTGGATCTTTACCACCAAGAGTAGTAAGACTGTTCTCTATATACCACCCACCAGGACCTTGGAATGCATGACTATAAAGTTTTACAAACGGTAGATCTTCATTATCTGGTGCTGGTAAAAATCGAATAACGGCATATCCGTTACCTGATTTATCTACTTCCAGTTTCCACAAACGATCATCTCCTGATGAACCGTTAGTGTTTAATTTTTCGACTTCCTTAACTAACTTTGCAGTTAAAGAACCTAGTTTTGATTGCTTTTTAAGATTAGCAAATGACATTTGGATACCTCGGATTAAATTAGATTTCTTTGGATGTTTAGATTATAATAGATTAATTATGATTTGTCAATGTTGTCTTTAAGTTTTGAGATTGTTTCTCTCATACCATCAAAGAGCAAGTTCATATCAGTTCCTTTGGGAAATCCCATTAAAGGAATTGATTTTTGCAAATAATCTTTCAATTTTGTAGCTTCAGGATCATCAGATAATGACAGTCGAGCATACATAACTCTCTGTTTATCTAACAATTCTGATAACAAATCAATGTGTTCTATTTGTTCAATGCGTTCCATAGTAGGAAATTGCATAACATTACCATATAATTCTTTTTGAAGTTGATTAATCTCTTCAAGTTCTTCTTGAATGATTTCTGAATCAAAAAATTTACTCATCCACAATCTCTCTTAGAATTTTTTTATATTGAAACACATTAATATTTAGGAAAGGAACATACTTTTTCATTTTCATGCTGACGGTTTCCCACACTGGATCTTTAAGTTTACGATTAAATTTTTTCCCAAAAGAAAAGATTTTTTCGAAGATAACTAAAGTTTCTAAACTTATCTCTCCTCCTAGATATTTTTTGAGTATCGGTGGATGACCTTTCGAACAATTGAAAACTTCTTCTAATTCTTTTTCCGATAGTAATTTTTTTGATTGTTCTTTGAATAAGTAAGTCAAACTCTGTTGTCGTCTCATCCAATCTGCGTATGTTCTTTCTCCAGAATTTATAATTTCTCCAATCCATAAGTTTTGTGGTGTTTCAGTGGTTACAAAATTTGATAATAAAAAATCAGTGATTTCCTGATCGGAATATTTTCTTGATGTTTTTTCAAACCAATACTTATCCTTTCTCTTATTGAAGGATGTCATTGTTGCTCTTGACTTACCTCCATACTTAAAAAAGTCATATCTTTTATTAGTGAAGTGACTTTTCATTGAAAGATATGTCTGATAGGTTTCAAACGGTGTCACTTTCATTCACTTCCTCACTTTCTAATTCTTCAATTGCATCAACGGGAACCTCATTCCCATCAATCGAATACCAATGTTGACTCATACCAATACTATCAGGTCTTACACCCAAGTATTGTAAATCAGGGAAAGAATGCTCACGAAGCATCGCTTGCAATCTCCAATGTATCAATTCTGATTTTTTCATTATTCAAAAGGTAAATGTGGTCTATTAAATTTTATTCTAAACTTACTAAGAAGTCTATCAATAGCAAAGTCTCCTCCACCATAACAAAGGATACAGAATGCTCCTCCAAAGTATAACACAAGAAGTTCTAAAAGGTATATGTTAAAACCTGCTGTAACTATAGCATGATATATTGCAATTGTTATAGTTCCTACGACTGCTAATGCACCAAACCTTGTCAATAGTCCTACAATTAATAACCAACTACCATAAATTTCAGAGTATGCTGCTATGTAAGATGCTATGATTGGAAAGGGTATTCCAATAGGTCTTACAAATGCATCTGCGAAATTTTCTATATCTGCTGTCTTTTCATAACCATGATGTATCAGCATAGTTCCTATTGATAATCTTAAAATCAATAAACCAAATGATTTAATCATTACAAAGGTAGTTTAGCACGAGAAGTCTTCTTCATAAAGTTTAACTGAATTGCATCATATTTCAACCTTTCTTTAAGAGGTTTTGTAATAAGTTTAGATACAGACTGAACCTCTATGTCATTCATCTCACAATATTGACATATTGCATCTATATAATTTATTTTATCTTCAGCAACTATTTTCTCAATCTCCATTGAAAATTTAGTAGGAGTTATAAACTTACTCTCTATTGCCTTTTCCAGTTCTTTATTTGGTTCCATAAAACTCCAGTTTGTCTTTAACAAATTTGTCGATGTATCTACCAAGAAGTCTGATATACTTGGCTTTGTCAGTTTCTTCATAAACAACGCATTCTCCATTTTCACATGCCATAATAATGACTAATTTTTTTACGGCTATATTTTTCATTTCATATAGCATACAACCATAACCCATAGCTTGAACAAAATAATGTTCAATCCACTCCCGTGGTTTTGGTTTCTTAGATGTTTTAAAATCTATTATTGCTAATTCACCATCGTGTTCTGCAATACAATCAACAGTTCCTGCAATACCTAGTTGTTTACTATATAGTGCACCTTCTAGAGTGTGAATTTGATTAATTCTACTCAACTCTTTTTTAGATATTTTGAATAGAAAATTAGATATTGGAGGAACATCTGGCAATTTATCATTTTTAAGATAATGCTCTGTGAGTGTATGCATATCAGTTCCACGAGTTGTAGCAGCCTTTGTAATACGATCTGCTTTCTCATTACCAACTTTCTTCCTCCAATTAATAAAGATTTCTTTATTAAAGTGACTGGTAATTGATGTGATAGAAACTAATTTAATTAGTTCATCTTCATCAGGAATTTTATAAAACCTTACACCGTCTATTGTCTCTCTTGCAATTGGTTTAAGATCTAGGTCTACATGATTAAACATCAAAATTTATCTCTAGTTTCGATAAAAGATATTCTTTGACAAGTCCAGAACGAACGATGTCGTTGATATCAAACTCTATTATATCAAATGATGGCATTTTACGCAAGATGTTCATAAAGTTTACGATACCATTCTTATCATTTGTTTTTATCAAGTCAGTCTGACTTGCATCACCACAGAAACATATCTTTGTATTTTCACCCACACGAGTAACAATACTATCAAGTTCATGAAAGTTTAAATTCTGAAATTCATCGACAATAATGATTGCATTATCTAATGTTGTTCCACGAATGAAAGATGTGCTCCAAAACTTAATTGTTTCCTGTGCCTTTAGATTACCATACAGCATCTCAAAGTCTGCGTCAGAAGGCATCTGAAACATATACTTGACCATATTTTTATATGGTATCTGATAAATATCTGCCTTGTCCTCATGATCACCTGGTAGGAATCCTATCTCTCTTGTAGATACTAATGATCTTACTAGATAAATTTTTTCATATGGTGTACTCTCATCTAAAACATCAGAGAGTGCTTTATATAAAGTGACAAATGTTTTACCTGTCCCTGCACATCCATACGCCACAATATTTTTTTGATCTTCATATGAATCAAATAACCTTTTTTGATTATCTGACAATGGTTCAATATCAATAAGATAACCATTATTAACAGGTTTTTTTCTTTTCATCTTTTTGACAGTCATGCCAACACCAATTGGTTGTTCAGAATTAGATCCTCTTTTCCTTCTTGGCATATTAACTAATACCTCTTCTTGCTAGTTTACCTTGGATACCACCAGATTTTTCTGATTTTTTAATCACTTCTTTCCAACTAGGGTGTTTTTTATTTAATTTATCTTGCCAATCTCCAACCTCACCCACACCAGGAACTGTCGATGGATCTGAGTAATCTCTTAACCAATCAGGATTATCTTGTGTCCATTGATCCCATTTTGTGATACTCATCACAACTTCTTTTTGTTCACCAGTTTTTGTATTAACAACAGGATATGTAGGCATAATTATAAAGTATTGTAAAGTTATTTAGACCCATTCAAGAGCTTCAGATACTGCAGGGAATTGTTCGGTAAATACCTTACGACATGCCTCTGCAATCTCCATATGCTCTTTCTGAGTACCGTGTGCAGACCTTAGATTAATATAGTGAATCCATGATCTACATGAACCAGTCATATAGATCTTGGTGGGTGTACACAGTGGTAATACCATTCTAGCACACTCCTTCGCAACACCCTCTTCAATCATTTGATTATA